CACGAAAAAAGAAATATAACGAAAAGTTATTAAAAAAATAATTCTTATATTATTTGCCAATATGGCAATAAAATTACAATCTGTCACACCATCTGTTTAGTATAATTTTATTAAATAATTCGTGATGATAGCTTACATTAACCAATGGAAAGCTGAACACCCAAAAACTTGTCAGATTTGCGAATTTATTCGTGATTTATCGATATTGATTGGAACAGTATCTCTACCGATGATTCTGGCGATGATTGGGTCGTACGGCTACTACTAAAGAAAAACAAAACAATATCTGTTTTGCAGCATAGATTTCACCAAAATTCAGCCACTAATCAGTATAAATAATACGAGTTGCCAATAATGGGACTCATTGAATGTTAACTTGCTTAATAAAGGAGGAAACTATGAACGCACTTACATTCCCAAGGTCTGCCTTTATCGGATTTGACCGTCTTTTCGATGAACTAAACTCAACACACTGGACTAACATCGAGTCCTATCCACCACACAATATTGTGAAGACTGGTGAAGACAAGTTTGCTATAGAACTTGCAATTGCTGGCTTTGGTGAGAAAGATATTGATGTCACAGTCAAAGATGGTGAGTTAATCATCACAGGTAAAAGTGATGACAAAGAGAAAGAGTATCTACACAAAGGTATTTCAGCTCGTAAATTTGTCAAGACTTTTAAACTTCAAGAGTATATTGAAGTGACCAATGCAGCTATCTCAAATGGCTTGCTAGTAGTCGAGTTAGAATATAAGCTGCCTGAAGAAAAGCAGCCTAAGTCTATCAAGATTAATAAAGGTCAACCTGAATATCTAAAAGGCTAACAAAAAACTTCTAGTAGCGGTATAAATATAGTACGGCGTTGGTATACGCTGAATAAAACAACCAACAAAGGAAATATTATGTCGCTACTAGATAAGCTTAAAAAAACTTCGACTGTCAAATCAACAGCAATTCTATCAGACTCAGCACTATTCAACAAAAAAGATATGGTACCTACAGATGTACCGGTTTTGAATATTGCACTGTCTGGTTCAATTGATGGAGGACTTACACCAGGACTTACTGTATTAGCAGGTCCATCAAAACATTTTAAATCAAACCTAGCATTACTTATGGCTCATGCATATATGAAAAAGTATGATGATGCTGTTTGTCTATTATATGATACAGAGTTTGGTATTACACCAGAGTATTTAGAAAGCATGGGTGTAGACCCAGCAAGGTGTATACATACACCAATCGAACATGTTGAACAGCTAAAGTTTGATATTACTAAACAATTAGAAGAAATAGACAAAGGTGATAAAGTAATTATTGTTATTGATTCAATTGGTAATTTAGCATCTAAAAAAGAATTAGAAGATGCATTGGACGGTAAGTCAGTTGCTGATATGTCAAGAGCAAAAGCACTTAAATCTTTATTTAGGATTTGCACACCATATCTTACTACAAGAGATATTCCATTGGTAGCTGTAAACCACACTTATAAAGAGATTGGTATGTTTCCTAAAGATATTATGGGCGGTGGTACAGGTATCTACTATTCAGCCAACCAAATTATCTTCATGGGTAGACAACAAGAGAAAGAAGGTACTGAAATCGCAGGCTATCACTTTATGATGGGTGTAGAAAAGTCTAGGTTTGTAAGAGAAAAAACAAGATTACCTTTGAGTGTCACATGGGAAGGTGGTATTAACAAATGGTCAGGTTTACTTGATATTGGATTAGAATTAGGCTGGGTAAACAAACCGTCAGTCGGTTGGTTTGAAGGTACTAATCCTAAAACAGGTGAAGTAATCACAGATAAAAAGCGAAAAGCTGATACAAATCATTCTGAGTTTTGGATTCCACTATTTAAAGAAGGCTTTGCAGATGCTATCAAAAGTAGATATGCAATTGGAACTAGTACTAAAGCAGTAGTGGAGGAAGATGTCTCTCAAGAAGAAGATACAGCCGCTGATAACGATTAACGGTAAACCATACCATCATTTAGATTTACTAACCTTAGACGATGAACTTAAAATTAATGATGAAGTTTGCTGGGGTATGGCTAGGTCTGATAATCTTATATTCAGTGTCGGCGATGATTATTCTAGAGGAGACGCATACACAAAATATTTTGACTCAGACTACGTTGATGTAAAACATGCTAGACAAAAACTGTCTATAGAAGAAAAGGAAAGGATAAAACTACTAAATGTTTCAGACTTTAAAAAACAGCAAATCTTTGAGAAATACCTTAAATTTAAAAAAGGTGCTTACTATCCTTGGAGAGATGTATATCCCATTATGTGGTCTCAATGGAATGACCAGCAGGAGCACATTGGAAAGTACATCAGTCAAGAAGCAAAAAGACTCTTCCCTTACACAATAGAATGGATATATGAAAAATTACCATTCGATGTCATTGGAAGAATAAACGTGTTTGGTATTGATAGTTGTCAGCACGTTACCGTCCATAGAGACAATAACCCATTTATAATGGGTGAAGACCATAATTCAATAATGATATGTCCTCTCAAAAACAAAAGGAGCTTTATATATGACCAAGAGAATGACATTAAACATCATGTGGATAGCAATTGTTATGTGTTTCATGACCTTAATTTCCACGGTGTTGACCCAGACCCTAGTTGGACCTATTCAATACGGGTCGATGGAATATTTACAGACGAATTTTTAAATCAAATAGAATATAGGAGGCCATGGAATGTCAAAGACAAATCCTAAAAATTTCAAATCTTATCAAGACCCTGAAGGTGGTGAATGGATTAAAGTGACAGGCAAGGGACACAAGTATGAAGGTGTCATTTGGAGACCTGTAGATATGAATATTGAAGATGATAAATTTACTTTTCAAGTAGAGTTTCTCACTATCGAAGATGCAGAAAAATATGCAAGAGAACCAGCATTTGAAAAAATGTGTGGTGATATTATCTCTGATGTGTTAAATGTTAAAAAGAAGGAAGGTCCTAGTATTATATTACCATGAGTATAGATTCTTCTGAGTTACGAAAAGGCATTCTTTATAATATGATGGTCAATGAAGACTATTGTCGTAAAGTTGCACCATTTGTAAAAGATGAATACTTTACTGAAAAGCATGAAAAAGTAATCTTTGATGAAATTGTAAGATACTTTAACAAAAATAACTCTTTACCAAATGCCACTGCATTACAAATTGAAGTTGAATCTAGGACTGACTTAACTGAACCTATTTACAATTCAATACAAGAGTTCTTAACTAAAAAGGTAGAACCCATTAATAAGACTGAATGGCTAGTAAATAAAACAGAAGCCTGGTGTCAAGAAAGAGCTATTGTAAATGCAGTTTATCAGGCAGTAAATGTTATCGGTGGTGATGATAAGAAAACACCTATGACTGCTCTACCTGAATTATTACATGATGCCATTGCAACATCATTTGACAAGTCAGTTGGGCATGACTATACTGATGAAGCTGATGAAAGGTGGGATTACTATAACAAGAAAGAAAACAAAATTGAAACTGGTTTAGAACACCTGGACTATATCTTACGTGGCGGTATACCAGAAAAAACACTTGGTGTAATCATGGCTGGTACTGGTGTAGGTAAGTCTTTATTTATGTGTTCAATATCATCTAGCTTATTGGAACGTGGTAGAAATGTTTTGTATATCACTATGGAAATGGCTGAAGAAAAAATTGCACAACGTATTGACCAAAACTTACTTGACATGACACAAGAAGAACTAGATAGTATTGGTAAAGAAAGTTTCTTAAAAAGATTTCAAAACCTTAGAACTAAAACACAAGGTAAGTTAATTGTAAAAGAATATCCTACTGGTATGGCTACAGCAGCACACTTTAGAAGCCTACTAAAAGAATTGGATATGAAAAAGAATTTTGTACCTGAGTTAATTTGTATTGATTATCTTAATATTTGTAATTCACTAAGCGTATCTAAGAATGCAAATAGCTATGAGAAAATCAAAGCAATTGCTGAAGAATTAAGGGCATTGGCTATGGAATTTAATATCCCAGTCCTTACAGCTACTCAAACAAATAGGCAAGGTATGAATGATGCTGATGTCGGTATGACAGATGTATCAGAGTCATTTGGTCTGCCAATGACAGCAGATTATTTCTTTGCCATGACTACTAATGACCAATTGAGAGATGATAACTTAATTAGATTTAGTCAACTTAAAAATCGATATGGTGACCCAGCAGACAGACGTAACTGGCTGCTGGGCGTCGATTATACACATATGAAAGTCACCGATATCAAAGAACAACCTACTCATATTGAGGCACAAAACAACGCAGTTAAATCTGCACAAACACCACAGCCATCGTTAAATATTGATTGGAACTAATATGCACTTTAAGAGAGTGAAGTTTTGGTTAGAATTTTTGACCTGTTTCTTTATTATAGCTGGGATAATTCGTCACTGGTAATAGTATAATAATAATAGCAAAGGAGATATTATGATTTTATTAGATTTCAGCAGTATTGCAATGTCGTCAATTTTTCCACGTATTGATGACTATGACGAAGACAAAGACTTAATTAGACATACAATGTTGAATATTATACGTAAGTATAATGTTGACTATAGAGAAAAGTATGGAGAGACTATTGTATGTTTTGATGCAGGTAATTCATGGCGTAGGCAGCAGTTTCCACCATACAAAGCTAGTAGACGTAAAGGCCGTGATAATAGTATACACGATTGGAATGGTATCTTTAATATGGTCAACCAAGTAAGAGAAGATATTATTAATCTTAGTCCATATAGATGTATATTTGTAGATGGATGCGAGGCTGATGATGCTATTGGTTGGATTGTACACAATCAACATGACACTGATGAGCACATGCTAATTGTATCACCAGATAATGACTTTAAACAGCTACAATGCTATGAAAATGTGGTACAATATTCTAATATTCAAAAGAAATGGATTAAGTGTAATGATGCTAAAGAAGAACTAAGGCTAAAGATTATCAAGGGTGATACTGGTGATGGTGTACCTAACATATTATCTGATGATGAAGTACTAATTACTGAAGGTGCAAGGCAAACACCAGTAACGCAAAAGCAATTAAGGTTATTAGATAAAGACCCAAATGACTGGCCTACAAAAATCCAAAAGAACTGGATACGTAATAAAGACCTTATTGATTTGTCAATGACACCACCAGAGTATAAGACTCAGATAGAGGAACAGTTCAATCAAGAGCCAAAAGGCAACATCCAGTTGTGGATGAACTATCTTATGAAGCACAAAATGAAGCTACTCCTTGAATCTTTAGACGATTTTGAGATTCGATATTAATAAATAGACTGTCGACAATTAACATTAATATTTAAGGAGACTCCAAATGGCATATAAAGGTTATAGAAAACCATTCGTATTTAGAGGTTCAGACTCAGAGACATCTCTGCAGTATGTGGGCTCTATTGATACGACTACCACGGGGACTACTGATTCTGACGATAATACGTTAGCTACAGTCGGCGGTTTTGGAGTCACACACGCAGTCACTTCAAGAAAAGCAAGCCCAAACACTGTAGCAACTGCGGATTCTGATGGAAACAAAGGAACAGTCAAATCATTAGAAATCTTGGAAGCGCTGCCAGGTTGGTACATGAAAGGCGATTCATCAAAAGGACCTACATCTATTGCAGATTCTGATGGTGAAGGCGTATTTGGTACAGACCTAGGGACTTCTACTGATGTTCAAGTTGAAAATGGTATATACACACTAAGCTTTGCAACTAGAGATTCTGATTGTGGCGTAGGAGACTATGTCGTAGCAGTACAAGGTGGTGGAGTTTACTATGAAGGCTATGTGACTGGCAAAACAGACGGTAATAATGATATCCAGATTCGTCCGGTATCAGGAAACTGGCAAGGTTTTGACGGTACAGCAGCTTGGAAATATACTACTAACAACAAACAGCATAAAGGACAAGATATCGAATTTGCTGGAACAGTAGTAGACGCACCGTCAGCGAAATTTAAGATATAGGTAGTTTGATATGAAAACAGCGGTGTTCACATTCGGCCGAATGAATCCACCGACTGTAGGTCATGAAAAACTGGTAAACAAAGTACGTAAGGTGAGTAAAATCGTAAAAGGTACACCTTACGTATTTTTGTCTAAGACTTCAGATAAAAAGAAAAATCCACTATTGTATAGAGATAAGCTAAAGTATGCTAAGAAAAGCTTTGGCAATATAGTACAAGACCATAAAGGTCGCAATATATTTGATTTGATGAAAGAATTAGAAAAACGCTTTGATAGTGTTAATATGGTAGTAGGTTCTGATAGAGTATCTGAATTTGAGTCACTTTTAAATAAATATAATGGAAAAGAATATGACTTTGATAGTATAACTATTACAAGCGCGGGTGAAAGAGACCCTGACGAAGAAGGCGTTAGCGGTATGTCAGCAAGTAAAATGCGAAAAGCTGTAGCTGATGACGATTTCGAAAGTTTTAAAGACGGTCTACCATCTTTGCTAAAGCGTGATGCTAAGAAAGTATATGACAATATAAGAAAAAACATTTAAGGATATATTATGACACAATCTCAAGATATGCAAGTATACGAAATTCTAGAAGAATTAGATGCTTGTACCACAAAACAAAGAAAAGTTGATTTAATTCGAACTAAGTATAGTAATCACACACCATTACAATACGTACTTAGATGGAATTTTGATAACTCAATTAACTCGTTACTACCTGAAGGTGAACCACCTTTTGATAAAGAAGAAAAAGATGGTGACTCACCACAAGCTTTATGGTCGTATCTGAAACTATTTCCTAGCTTTGTAGATTCTGCACAGGGTAAACAATTACCTGAGCTAAAAAGAGAAAACTTGTTTATTGAAATGCTACAAGCATTAGATTTAAAAGAAGCAGAAATGATTTGTCTAGCTAAAGATGGATTGTTAAAAGAAAAATTTGACATTACTATCGATGTAGTAAATGCAGCATATCCTGATATGGGACTTATTGCTGATGAAATACCTGAACCTACACCTGAAGAACAAAAAGCTGACTTTCTTGCACAAGCAAAAGCTCTAAAAGAGGAAGCAAAAGGATTAAATAGTTTAGCAAAAGAGCTAACAGATAAAGCAAAAGCGATTACAGGGTAGATTATGCAACCATTAGAATGCGTGAAGTTTGGTCACGATATAGGCCAATTGAAACCAGCAATTAACGAAGTTGGTTTTGATGTACATTATAATAAGATTTATCGAAAGTTAGTAGATGATTTTAATAATGGTGTTGGTGATTTTGCTTTTAATAAGGCCGGAGCACATCTTCATGGATTGTACTTCGATAACTTAAGGGAACGTAGAGATGGCAATGTTCCTATTGGTAAAGCCGAGCATATTATTGGCCAACGTTATGGCAATTTTGCGAATTTTAAGAAGCAGGTTCAAGAACAAGCTTCTAGGCTACAAGGTTCTGGCTGGGTATTTATGAACATGCAAGGGTATGTAAACATAATCCCAAATTACAGAATCATAGAAAATGTAGCTTTGATTATTGATTGTTGGGAACATGCTTATGCATATACTTACGGTCATGATAGAGCGGCATTTATAGACTCGGTATTTGAAATTATCAATTGGGATGTAGTGAACTCACGTTTAAACGGTGAGTAAATGTGTGTTGTAGCTGCAAAGCATTTTAAAGATACAGGTTGGATATTAGTCAAAAACAGAGATAGAAACTATCCTACTGAAGTTAAGCTTGTCCAGTCACAAAGAGCAGGCATTGAAAGATTATTCCTAAGAGATACTACTACAGGCTACAGTGAAGGCCTAAATGAACATGGTGTTGCTATAGTCTCAGCATCAGTCATGGTAAAAAAAGATGAGAAAGAAGGTGGTAGTAGAGCATCTGATTCTCAGAACTGGACATCACCTGATGGACAAAGAATTAGAAGAGCACTATACCAAAAGACTGTAGATGCAGCAGTTAAAAGTCTACTACAATCACAAATCCCAGGCAATACACTCGTTACTGACGGTAAAGTATGTTATCTTATAGAAGCAGCATATACTAATTACGAAAAGCCAGACCAAAAATACCACAGCATTGTAAAGAAAATTAATCCAAAAGATATATGTGTAAGAACTAATCATGGTATTGAACTACCGTGGACTGGCTACAAAATGTCTGACCCAGAACAAAAGCCAGATAGAGTATCATCTGAAAGTAGACTAAAAATAGCTACTGCTGAAGTTAAGAAAGCAAAAGACCCACAGTCATTATTAAATGCTTTAGGTGTAGCACCCAAAAGCAATCCACAATTAAATCCAATACGTATAAACAAAGGTAAAGGTGTGATGAGAACTACTGGTCAAATCATGCTTAATCCTAAAGATAAAGTGTTTACATATAGACCAACTATGTCTGAGGTAGAACTAAAAAACTATAATAAAATTAATGATAGAGAATCTAAAACATACTTTGAAATCATATCTAATAGGGAGCTAATAAGTTTTGGTACATTTAAAGAAGCAGATGAAAGAATTCCAAGAAAGCCTGGTCAAAAAGCTGGTAGTGATAAGCATAGCGACTTATATACGGATGAAAATCCTAAAGGTACAATTCATGGTTTGGGTTTTACCGACTCAGCTAAAGCTAAACAATCAATTAATAAAATTGAAGGGTCAGGTAAGACTCATGCTCACAAAATGCAAGCAGCAATTGCAATGTCTCAAAGGGCCAAAGTAGCAGCAGGTAGAGCTAAAGACCCTGAAAAGAAAAAGGACTTAGGTGCAGCACATAAAGTATATCAAGCATGGATAGACAAAAACAAAAAGTCAGAAAGTATAGACGAAAAAACAGAGAAATGGGAAGATGGCTTTAAAAGACGTGTTGTAAAGACTACTGACCCAGAACACAAGAAAAAAGGCTACAATTGGCGTATAAAGGGTAAAGAACGTGATGAAATCAGTATTAAGCTGTATAAGGACAAACCTGATTTCGCAGAGTTTAAGAAGCAAATGAAAAGAGTAGCAGGACATGAATTCGGTTAGAGAGTTTTTGAATGAGGCAGCTGATAGTGGCAAAAATTTACATCTCACTCATGTTGATGAAGACCTATTTGAAAGAGGAGATAAAGGTGCACAAGCAGCTATCGAGTCATGTAGAAACATTGTTAATGGTCTAGGTACAGGCGAAACTAAACTTACACTTAAATGGGACGGTGCACCAGCAATTTTTGCTGGTATCGACCCTGATGACGGTAAGTTCTTTGTGTCTACAAAGGGCGCATTTAATAAAACACCGTTATTGTACAAAGGTCCTGCAGATAAAAGTAAGTTTGCAACTGGTGATAAGTTAGCAATAGCACATAAAGAATTCCAAAAGATAGGTATACCCAAAGGTGTAGTCATACAAGGTGATTTACTATTCACAAAGGGTGAACAAAAGTATGAGACCATTGATGGCAAAAGATTTATCACAGTACATCCAAACACTATAGTATATGCCTGGGATGTAGAAAGTGAAGTTGGTAAAAATATTAGAAATGCTGACATTGGTGTAGTTTGGCATACCACATACTCTGGTAAAACACTACAAAGTATGAGAGCTAAGTTTGGTGTAAATGTAAAGAGACTAAAACAAACACGTTCTGTCTGGATGGATGATGCATTTTTTAAAGGTGCAAATGTAGCATTTACAGAAGAAGAGAAAAGTAAAGTAGAAGGTCTTATTGCACTGGCTGAACAGCAAATAGGTGGATTCGATAAACTAAAAGCTATTATGGATATGATACCATCTACGGCTGTTGGTGCAGGTATTAAGACTTATATAAACTCTAATATTAGAAAAGGTAGATTACCAACTGCACAGAAAAATCCAGTAAAAGACTATATTGAGTATGTAGATACCTATTACCAAGAAAAGGTAGTTAGTAAAGTTAAGACTGATGCAGCCAAAGAGACTAAATTAGCAGCCAAATCACAATTACGTAGTGACTTAGGTAAAAATGCTGATATACTGAAAAAAGCATTCCAGTTTGTTGATTACATTACACAAGCTAAGGTATTAATAATTAAAAAACTAGTGTCATTAGATAAGCAAAAGCAATTCATTAAGACATCAAAAGGATTTAAAGTTTCTAACCCTGAGGGTTTTGTAGCAATAAATGCTAAGAAAGGTGAAGCTGTTAAATTTGTAGATAGGTTAGAGTTCTCATACAATAACTTTTCTGATGATGTAATGAAAGGCTGGCAAAAATGAAATTTGCAATAATCTTAACTGCACTCTTATGGTATGAAAATGTACCACAAAACTATGAGACTGATTGGCCACACCATCAGTTTGAAACTGTTGAAGAGTGTAGGAACTTCTTACACTTCAATAAGTATATGTTGACTAGTGAATTATTTAGAATGCATGGCACTGATGAGAATGGTAATTCATTAAGGACTTACGAATACTTTTGTAAAACTAATTACTATACAGATATCTAATAAATATATTATGGACGGTACTACTAGGAAAAATAAAGTATTTGCACAAGGCAAAAGAAAACAAGAGTTATTTGACTCTAAAAATCGTATCATTAGGTACGTATATGAGTTACAACCATTCACACGTCAGCTAGGTAAACCAGAATTTGGTACAGGTAAAGCACCATACTACCATTTTGGTTTAGCACACAATTTGTGTATAGCAGGTTTAATTGCTATGAATTACCACTCAAGACAGCCAATTGTATATCACCCAAAGATTGGTGGTAAAGAAGTATTTAGAGTGGCAGATTTACAAGAAAATTTTAAAGGTCTTAGATATATGGATGCCTTACCTACTGACCCTATCATTTATGAATCTTATATACCTGCTAACGAAGGCTTAGGCTTTGATGGTAAAACAAGATTTAGTTTAGCAAAGCCAGGTGATTATGGTGAATTTATAAAGCATGCTGACTCATTTGGTGTAGCACATAATGACTTAGGATATCCTGTTGGTCTACATACATGTTTAGACCCAAGGTGGTCATTACCAGAGACACTCTATAAATTAAGAGAGCCTGAACTAATTGGCTACCATTTTTCATCTACTGACCCAACAAAAACTATATCATCTAGATACAAAGAAAAGTTTATTGCTAAAAATAGTGATACATATGACTTCAATCGCTTTGAAGGTAAACTAGATAAAACAATTAGACAAATGTCAAAATGTAAAGAGTTCCACGGCACCCTTGGTGGAATGTCTTTCTTAGCAATGGCCATGAGAATACCTACAACGATACACATCAATAAGAGGTATGACGTTACTGGTCCAGAGGCTAAGATATACAAAGTGTTAGCTAAACGTCATGGTGCAACATTTGTAGAGGCAGATATCTAATGGCTGATGATGTTAATAAGTTTATAAATGTAATCAATTTTCGTGTCTTATTAAGACAGAAAAATAAGTCTTATGCTGCAAGGAGAAAAAATTATACCTTGACTGACTCAGATGGTATCAACTATGGCTTATTTCATTCACTAACAATTCAATCACAACTTGTAGGATATTACCCTGATGCTACTGTGAGAAATACTGAAGATGGGTACAATCCACACTTTAGAGTATTGTACCCAGACTCTGATGGTAATGGTAAAATATACTATCGTAAAAAGTCTATGGACTCTATCTTTGATAGTGAATGGGTCAATAACCCTATGATTGAATGGGTAGACTTTATACCATACCAAAGCACTTACAATGATGGTAAATATAATGGATTGTTCTTTTTTGATAGTGAAACAAATAACCATATTGACATGTATTCTTCAAATAAGGACAGTGAGTTAATGACTCGTATGGTCAAATATGGAGTTGATAAAGTACTATCTCAGGGTGGTGTAAATGAAAAGATTATAAGTTTGGATTTAGATATATTCCAATCTTTATTCTTCAATGGGTCAACAACTCTTAAATTTCCAAAGCTAAGAGCTGATTTACAGCCTAGATATCGAAGCGGTGAGACACATTATACGCATGCATATAAGTTTGGTAATGATAGTGATGGTCTTGGTATGAGCCAAGAATTTAAAACAAAATGGACTACAGAGAACACTGATGCATACAATTTTGATGATGATAAGTCATCAGACTTAGTTTCTGTTGTCAAGAAATTGAAAAACAGTCAATATTATCATGGCACACTAAATGGATTAGCATTGCTCGCTATCGTCTGTGGGGTGCCTACCACGGTATATATCCCTAACTCAGCCACACTGACACAAGAACAGAAGGCAATGAAAAAGATATTGAAAAACAATGGTGCCTCAATTCAATCAATGGAAAACTTCTTAATTGCTAATCAACCGATGGACTTTGGAGATAATTTATAGAGGTGAATAGTATAATATTAATACAGGAGATATTAATATGACTATGCATTTACTTAGAGGCGCACCAGGTCTCAATACCAAAAAACGTAAGGTAAAATATACAAAGGCTAAACTAGCCAAACTACAAGAGTCACACCGTAAACATAACAAATGGGCCAAGGCAAATCGTATGACCGATTTGATATTGTCATTTGATGACTATTTGTTATACACACGTGGTGAATGGAAGCCAAAGACTACTGTCAAATCAACAGCAAAACTGCCCACATTATCAAAAGACAAAGGTCCTGAATATCCATCACTAAACAGTGGCAAATATACTGCATTTAAAAAAGAACCACAACAATACACTGGTACACTAGTAAAAGGTATTGCACAAATGCATAAGTCAAATGCAGTACCAGTAATTGACAAGCAAGCTGCTATTGATATAGCTAATATGAGGCGAAATTGAACAAGAAACAGTTAGAAGCACTTGAAAAAGAACATGAAGCTCGTATGAAGAAGTATCGTAAGATATGGAAAGAGAGGGGTTGTATTCATTGGGAGGACAAAGATGAAAAGAGAAAGTGAATTTCAAATATATGCTGATTGTATTAGGTCTGACCAAATGCCTGCTAAAGCAGTGGTAGAACTATTTAAAGAAGAACCTGAATTTGCTACATGGTATAAGAAAAAGTATGTCCATGAAGATGCTGAAGCTAAAATCGAAAGATGGATGGATAAAAATCCTGAAAATAGCTGGGTACAAGAAACAGGTCTACTACTACTTAAAAAGCTATTAAGAAAATGATTGTTGTAGGTGAAGCACCAGGTAATAAGCACATTACCAAATCACCCACTAGGTTAAGAGTAAAAACTTGGTTGGGTGATACTCAATATGAGTGGACTAATAAATCTGATAATGATTTAGATAAAATCAAATGTCATGATAAGGTCCTTGCATTAGGTAATGTAGCATCTGAGTGGCTCACTAAACATGATGTGCCACATTTAAAAGTACCACACCCTAGTGGTCTAAATCGTATGTGGAATGATAAATCATTAGAACCAAAAATTGTCAAACAGATACATGCGTACCGTACAACTTAGCGATATATTTAGTGACGACACTAGAAACAGTCTATTAGACATCTACCACGGCTTTGATGAATATGACACAGAGGAGATGGCTAAAGCTCCTGTCACTGAAGGTACACTAGATTTAGTATCTGAAACTATTAGACAGTGTATAGGTACAGACTACAAATATGTATCTGGTAATTATTATCACCATACACAGCCTTTTTATCCACACACAGATTTTAAGAAAGAGTGGGTAGACAGTATTAATATTGTCATACCATTGGAGGACCACACAGAGGGTACAGGGCGTTTAGTTATATTTGACCAAGAGTGGCATGAAGATAGTAAGACTTGGATGATGCTGCACCCTGTAAAACACTATGATGTAAATACAGCACTAGTTGGCTGCCCATTTGATTATCCTATTGTCAATCATACTAATGATAAGATAGATGAATACTTTTATAAAGCTCATCTTACACAGTTTCCAATATGGTGCTGGCAAGGACTAAAAGGTAATACGTATAGATTCGAAGAAAACAGTATAATAATATTTGATAACAAAAAAATACACTGTACTAATAATTTTACAGGTAGTAAGACAGGATTGACGTTGAGGTATAAAATAGCATGAAGATAGCATTAGTCACTGGAGGATTTGACCCACTACACAGTGGTCACATCAAATATTTTAAAGCAGCTGCTAAACAAGGTGACAAACTTTATGTAGGTATTAACTCTAACGAATGGCTTATACAAAAGAAGGGTAAACCATTTATGCCTTACGAAGAAAGAGCTGCTATTATCAAAGAACTCAAATGTGTAGATGGTATTGTAGAGTTTGATGATGGTGATGGTAGCTCTTCAGATGCTATACAAGAATTACTAAACAAATACAAAAGAGCCAGTATTATATTTTGTAATGGTGGTGATAGGAAGCAAGATAATATACCAGAAGCTGATATATTTGCTGACAATGACAGAGTAATATTTAAAGATGGTGTAGGTGGTACAGAAAAAATCAACTCATCATCATGGATAGTCTTAGAGTATATGGAAGGCAAAAACGAAATTATTGAAAGTAAAGAATGAAAGAATTTGATTACAGTATAGACTATAAGAACACATTGTTCAAGCCAAATGATACACGATATCGTATTGGTAGAGGTGAACAAGGTGTTTTATTAGTACGTCCATATACAGATGATATCTGTAAGTATTGGAAATTTAAAAACCCTGCTATTGCTGAAAGGTCGGCTAAAAAAATTACATCTATGTACTTTGATTATGCAGCAAATGATGACTTTGTTGGTATGGATATGTGTCGTAAGTTTTTAGAAATGGGTTTTACAAGAGCCAG